CTATTTCACATACACATAGGCTTCATTTGTAGTTATATAGTATGTTTTACCTTTGCTATTGTATACCTTATATTGTGGTGATCCATTTACACTTACCTTCGCATCGATTGTAAACCCTAATCCTGCATCTACAGAACCCGCCACATCTTTATCCTGCCAAGATGGAGATTCATAGAAACGTAGATTGTTAACTTTTGAAACAACACGCTTTCCAACAATAGAAGAATCTACTGTGCTTTTCTTGTTAAACTTCACATAAGATGGATCGTTCTTAATCCACTGATCTCCACCGAGATTTAACCAACCATCCTTTTCCGCCCACACAATATAAGATTCTGGTTTGTTTAGTTGACGAATCTTAGAATAGCTTGTACCTGGTCCTTTACGTAAGTTGACGTTGTAACCTTCAATATAGGCGATACCGTCTGTTACTGCTGTCGGTACTTCTGCTGGTTTAGATGGCTTGTCCGGTACAGAAACATCTACATTAGCATTATTATATGCGCGTTGCACATCTGCTCTGAATTGAGATTCTGAAACTCCATGAGACTTTAAGTAATCAATTGGATCTTCATGGTCTGTACCGCCAAGGTGATGAGTTACATCGCTATGTGTCCATAATCCTTTTTCTACAGATAACCCACGGTCACGTAAAATTTTAGCTAGTAACTTAACATATTTATCATAGCTGCGTTTAAATTTATCGTAATCTGCTGTTTCGCAAAGTTCAACATGTACAAAGCGTTTATTAGCAGAAGGACCTCCGCCATAAGCAATGTACTTTGTATCCGCGATTTGAATTGTTTCATTCCAGTCAACCGCATAGTGAACAAATGCGTTTCTCCATGTACGAGACTCATATTTTTGAATGTTAATAGCTGGAGCTTCTGGAGTCGCTGTAGAATGAGCTACAACACCCTCATATGCACCCACGCCATAACGGTATGGTTGTTTAGGTAAATCAGGAATAATAAGTGTTCTATCAGCAAAAGCACTTGTTGCAATAGATAAAACTAAAATAACTGCAAAGACTACAGAAGAAATATGTTTTAATGTCTTTTTCATTTTTCATCAACATCCTTTTTCATAATTTTTGTGTGATCAAATAACCCACTTGCTGACAGTCCAATGATGATTCCTTGAAATACATTTGTTTTTATATCTCCACCCAAAAATAAAACGCCTAGCACAATGCCAAGCGTTACATTCAATAGCGGAACATATTTTGTTTGTAATCCAATTGTTTTGCCAATTTGTGAAAGACCAACTACAATGCCAATTATTACTGTAATTTCAAACATTACATACCACCTCCTTTCAGTAAGAAAGTCAGTGCTGCCCCAACAAGTCCACCCACAATAAGTCGTAATATCCAGGTAGTATTGGCGCCGATCTTATCTAACTGTTTAGTGATATTAATAATGTCTTTTTCGTTACCTGTCGTTCGCATTTCTAAGGTTTTAACTTCCAAACGAATGTCTTTGATATCTTGTTTTATTTCTTGAACATCACTTTTGATATCTTGTAACCCTTCCACTTTGACCACCTCATTTCAAAATAAAAAGAGCAGCGAAATCGCTCCTCTTTGTTAGAAAAACCGTATTTTATTCAAAATTAAAAACAGCTCATGGCTGTCCTACTTATTTAAACGTATTTAGTTAATATTGATCTGCTGATAATGCTTCTTCTATCATTCTATTTTCTACTTCTTCCGCATGTTCAAGTGTTACTTCATCAGAAGCCCCTGGTCTCTTTCCAGTTAGCTTTACATAATCTTCGGCACAGATAAGGCTTACTTTACCGAAAAGCTCAATCTCGTAAACTCTGCCGCCCTTATTACATAAATCACATGCAGTAGCAATCCGCATATTCAACGTGCCATCAGGAAGTCCCCAAACTTCAACTTTTGTATCTTCCTTGATACCGCAAAATTCTAGCATATCGTTTGGAATGCTAACGGTGACTTGATTTTCACCTTTCTTCAAATCAACTACTCTACCTAAGAATGGTGACTGTTCATTAGGTGGCATTGGACGCATAAATTTGTCTGGATTCATACTCATCTCCCTCTCTATGTTCTAGAAGTCATATTTGTGAAATCAACATAATTCCATCTACCATCATGGAAATACCACCCTAAACCTAAGCTACCATTTGTATAATGAATAGAACCTGCATTAGCACCAAAGTATCCACCACATACGTTAATCCCATTACATTCAATTGATTGTGTCGTTGCAACAGGATCTTTTGATTCAATTCGGAATCTATTTTCATTGTTGTAAATGTGACCGATGTAACTTCTACGTTCTCCACCGCCACGGGGATAAAAACTGAGTCCCGCACGATCATCTCCCACGAGTGCCATCATTTCGCCATTGCTTATGATTTCAAGTGGCGCATTCATATAATTCCATTTGTTCACATGATTGTGGTAAATAACATTATCTTTTGTACCAAGTGCAATTGTAGAAAAAGGCAGTGTTCCGTTTACGAGTTCTCCATGTGTTGTATCCCAGTTATAAACGGAAGGAACGTCACCTTCCACCAACTGAACACCTGATACAGCAATTGCTTGCATATTATTTAAGAGCCCCTCGCCAAATAAATCAATATAAACATAACCATTTCCTTCTACATAGTTACTCGGCACAGTGAAGGTTAAAGCGTATCTTACTATTTTCCCCGTTTGAATGCTTGGTGCATCGTAAGTTTTTGATGCTCGTCCAAGCTCCACGGGAGTGTCACCGTTATATTTACCGAATACCGCTCTCATGATTGGCTTGTTTGTAATGTTTACACGATTATCATTGGTAGTTGCTCTGAAATGAGCCGACAATGTGTATTTCTTACCTGGTTTTACACCATCAAATAATGTAAAACGAATCCAGTTTCCTAAATCTATCCGCAACGGATTAACCATTGGCTCATAATTATTAACCACTGGTTTCTCAATATATGGACTAGACATAATTGTCCATGTAGGACTGTATTCAATCTTCAAAAAATAATTATTAAAATTCTTAAAAGAAATGTGTGAAAAGTCATGATCTGGAATGAGATTCTTCCTTGGTGTTACTGAAAATTTCTGCCCACGCTCATCTTCAAAAAAGAAGTCAGCCATTTTTGCTGTAATACCATTTTTATCAATTGTTACTTTATCACCACTGATTTTAATGACATCAGCATCAATTCCTTTTGCAGTTAGCCATTTTACAACTGTATCTGCATTTATATCTAGCTTTGAAACACTAATAGAAATCTTTTCGGCTGTCTGGTTAATAGCAGAAATGATTTCACCATTTTTAACTTGCGCTAGAATACCTTTATCCAGAACTTGAAGCTTAGAGCTTGTTTCTTTTACGTAAGCATTATATGTGTCGTTTACAAAGGTTTCATGCTTTCTAGAAAGAATTGAAACGCCTTCTCCATTTGCTGTGATACTTCTTTCTAACTCTGTCACTTTCTGATTATATTTATCGGTAGCTACTCTATTCATGATATCTTCCATCATCTTGTCAACATCAGTTTGGTCTTTTGGATGCAACCAAAATTCTGTAGCTACTTTACCTCGCTGTAACATAGGCATACAGAACCAAGCTCTACCATTTCTTTGTACGTATGGTCGAAACCTTACAAACCCTGTTCCTGCCGGAGCTTTAGCTGTACAAATAGCCCTGACCCAAGTATTAGTAATGATTTGAACTCTTTCCCTAGCAGTTGAAATTCGGGTTGTTTTATTCGATTGCCAAAACTCCATTTCGATAAATACACCATTATCAATAGGAACTTTTCCATCAGTGTTAAAGTAAGCAGAAATAACAATATCTTCATTAGAAGAACAATCTATAAATTGACTAAAAGCACCCCACCATACATCCTGGGTTTGTCCTGTAGTGTGCATAGAAAATGAATTGTTTCCTTTATACTTTAGGTTAGGATCTATAGAGTGCCCAGTAGCCCAACCCCAGTATTTATTCCCTTGAGTAAAACCAGCGTCACGAATCTCATTAATAGATCCAAGACCGCCTACATAGTTCTCAACATCTTTCATTTTCAAGGTCATATTAAGTGCGTCAGAATGTTGTTTGATTGTAGATTGAGCATCAGAAATCTGTTTACCTTGTGCCGTTTGTGTTTCATGTAACTTACTAACGTTTTGAGAAAAACCTTCAGCGTTTTTCTCTACTGCTGTTACACGTTTATCAAATCCACCCTGATTATTTTCTACTTTTGTTACTGTTTCTTTGATTCCATCCACACTTTTTTCAATCTCAGTTGTTTTATTTGTTAGAGTATTTTCTTGCTTTTCTACACTTGTTAACTTCTCACTAATCTTGCCTGCTTGCTCTTTAATTTCAGTTGTTGTTTTCTTCAGATCATTTGCAGTTTGTTGCACATCAGACATTGTCTTTTTTGTGCCTTCCACAGTCTGCTCGACTGTATTTAATTTATTGCTGATATCAGTATCTTTTTTAGTTAACGATTCAATAGATAATTTAAACCCATTGGAATCCTGCTCAAACTTCGTTACCTTCTTATCAATTTCGCCCTGTTTATTTTGCACATCAGAAATGGTACGACTAACACCTTGTAAGCTTTCTTTCACTTCATTAAATTGCCCTGTTGCTTGTTTTTGTGCTTCTTGAACCTTTTGATTTAATTCGCTTTTTGTGGTCTCGATATCTTTACTCAATTGTTCCAATGTTTCTTTCTTAACGGATTCTACATCAGGAACAACAGGATCCCATTTACCATCCTTCCACAATTTCAGAATACCAGGGTTACCTTTACTGATATCCTGCCACAAAGTTTTTCTATCCTTTAAGTTTTCCGTTGGTGGATTCACACCTTCGATAATATCAACGGTGTTATTCTTCAAGTTCTTAGCCACTTCTTCAGCAATCTTCTTTGCTGCTTCCGATTCTTTTCGAATGACTTCTGTTTCTTTTACGTTTTCTTGAAGTTTCTTATCTAACAAATCTAGTAATTCTTTAGATGCTTTATTTGATAAGCCACCCATGATTTGTGCATATAACCTATCGATAAGGCTTCGTGTATCTTTGATTTCACGATAATTACCAAAGATATATTTATCTTTCGATGGATCGGTGTCGCATTCATCCGCTGCTATTAACCTAGCTTCTAAGAAAAGTGGTGGACTAAACCCTGTATCTTTTATTCGTACCGTATCTCCTTTACGAACCGATTCATGTGATAAACCAAACACTTTTTCAAGCGCTACTGCACTTACTTCATATGAAGTAGAACTATCAATTCGCTTCTTTAATTCTGCTTGGGTTAACTGTTTGAGTCGTTGCTTCGTCATATCTTGATCTTCTGTTTGCGGTGAATAAATATCGAATAAATGCTTGCCATCTTTTGACCAACGTTGCAAGGCATCATTATTTCCTACATAAAGTTTGCCATTGTTTATTTCTTCAAATGTGAGAAATTCACCAGTTTCACTATTTTGTGGACCAACACCTACAAGAGCGGTGACCACATCTTGGCTATTCTCAATACGCCGGATGCTTTGTACATCTTTTCCTAACAAGAATTCTTTTCCGTTGTCACGTCCTACTTTTTTTATTACATCTACATACCGACCGACAATAAAAGATCCCATTATTTCTGTTCTAAAACGAATCTCAAGTTCAAACGTAGATGCGATTTGTTTTAAGAGATCAAGCGGATTTGTAAAATCATTAATATGAATGGTACGTATACCAACAAACTCAGTAATCCCACGTTTCCACTCTGTACCTTGTAAAGCAAAGTCCGTAGATTCATTGACTGTAGTAGCTTGTAAAGTTTGTGGTTTAATTACAGTCGCTTTCTTTAGCTTTGTATGTTCACCAAGTGCATAAATCTTTTTTGGACGACCTGTTGTATCTTGCTCTACTTCTGTAATAATGTATGAAACAAAAGTACCGTCACGAGTTTGTTTAACGACAAGGTTCTGTTGTATAAGTGATGCCGCTATCTTTGTACCATCAGCTGTTGTAAACTCAAATTTATCTTTGTTATCTTTAAGCTCCCATTGGCGTAAATCATCCCAATAATCCTGTTCTTTGATAACACCTATGATTTGCTCTGTTTTAAAATCCACAATGTGTAATAGATTATTTGCTTTACTCATCTGTAACGCTCCCTATACGTGACATCTACCTGTCCAATGTTGTTTGGGAATATTTCGATTTCATTCTTTCCTTTTTCAATACGTATATAGTCACTCATAAAATCCTTTATATTTATCGCATCTGCTCCGTTAATACGAATACTCGCATCCGATGAATCGATTTCTACAAGATCTCCTTTTTGAACAATGTAGGGAATTTGACGTTCTGTATTGCTATTTACTTTTTGCACTTTAATATCATGTACAGCTGCAATTAATGATGGTGCATCATTAAACGAGCATATATGAATAACAATTTGAGCTACCTTTTTCATAAAGCTATTGCCCGTATCCCACCATTGGGCAAATTTTTCTGTATGGTAATTTCCTTTTTCATCGATTAAAGCAATATCACCTTGCCAATAGTTCCCCACTCGCGCAATGTGTAGACGACCATAAAAGTCATTCCAAGTTGTACGATAATAACCAGTTTCTGCTATAATCAGATGATTGTAGTCACCGTTTCCTGCCATAACCTCACCGAAATTCTCGCTAGAATTTCTATATGCATCAAACATACCTACTTTTCCAACTACAACGCTGTTTTCATCTAATAAATAAAGTTCTACACGTCCCATAGTTGCAGGGTTTAAATTTCGACACTCAACTATTGCATCAAGTGTGAAATCTTGTAGTGGTCCACCTGTAATGCTTCTTTTCACTGCTGGTCCGTGCCAAAATTGCCCTTGACCGTAATCAGATGGCATGATACGTGCGCCATCCGCTATCATTTTCCCTGCTACAATACCGTAATCTGAAACGAAATCTTTTCCCACTTCCGTCCAACCCACTAGAGAATTCGCTTTATCATGCATAACCAATTCATACCGACTTATTGGCGTTTCATCTATCTTAACTGGGTATCCTATACGAAAATGTTGATTTCCATTTTTATTTATAACGTCGATGAATGTGGACGGATTTTCTACCTGTATCTTGAATTTCGGTTCTGAAAACACACTGCCCTCATTCAAAGCATCCATTTTATTAATATTATTTGGTTCTAGTTTTGCTTTTGCATTTCGAATTGGTCCTAATTTGTAAGGCATTGGACAAATGAATTTGATTGTTCCTATTCCAAGTGTTACAAATTCATCCGGATCAAAGCTATCCTCCACAATCGCTAAATACGTTCTATTTGGTTCTACATCAAAAATAAGTTCTGTTGGTTGATCTGTTATTAGCCAACTTGCAATTTCTTCTTTCAGCTTTTCTAAGTTAGATCCATTAGGCACTATAATTCCTACCGGAATAGATAAAACACGCATTTCTGTTTGTGTGTTTAACAATCTTGCGCCTGGATATCCTGGAACGTTTAGAAAATTTCGTTTCAATGGGGCCCAAGTAGGTCTTTTCCATCCTTTCGCAATTTGAATAAAGCCTTTACGTATTTTGTTAAATGTAAAAGAACTCATGTTGACACCTCATTTCTTTATAAATTAAAGAAACCCAAACCTAAAAGGCTGAGTCTCTTTGTTTTTCTCTTTCTTGGTACTCGGTTGTATATCGATACGTACCACGCGCCACATCTCGCCCCTCTATAACAACAGGAACTTCAACAACCAAATCACCGCCAAGCATCGGAATTGCTCCACCGTCAGATGATCCAAATGAGTTATTAAATACTTGATTTGATACACTACTTGTCATAGCCTGTTTGCTATTTGACATATTTCCATACACACCACTCATAACAGTCTTTAATCCTGATAATTGACTCACAGAACTAGCCATCATACGGCTCATGTCACCCATTAATTGATTTATTTCTCCTGGCATAGCAAATTGTTGTCGTGGCATGGCTGCTGCGATTCCTGCACCAATAGACCCAAGTGTCTTTTTATTTAAAGGTAATACCGCTTCTGGTCCAGCTTCACCAGCACCTTGTAGATTTCCCCCCATCATTCCAAAGATAGTTGGTTTAGTGAAGATACCACCTTTTGCACGCCAATCAATATTAATCCCTGATGGATAAGTAACATCTTTACCTAAAACGTTTTTCGTACTTGTTTGTAAACTAAAGTGTGGAAGAGGTGGCATTTCAGGCTTTGGAATTTTTAATTTTAAATCACTAAAGAATCCCTTAATCTTCCCAATAAATTCTTCTACATTACCAACCGCTTCTTTGATTGGATCGATGATGTTACGTTTAGCCGCATCGAATTTTTCTTGTGCTGCATTTTTTATAGCATCAAATTTTTCTCTCGCACTGTTATACATTTCGCTGAATTTTTCTTTCGTAGAATTATAGGCTGAAATAACCGGATCAATAACATATTTATAAACTAACTGCCATGCTGCAAGTGTGTAAGATTGGATTTTCGCCCAATTTCCTAATATCCAATTTGCTAAATCATTCAACTTTTCTTTTGTTGCATTCCACAATTCTTGCACTGGTTGGATAACATACTGTTTTACCAGATTCCACGCTGCTGATGTATATGATTTTATTGTCTCCCATTGTGAATTTAGCCATGAAACTAAATCACTGAACTTTTCTTTTACTAAGTTCCAAGTATCTACGACTGGTTGAATGATACATTGCTTAAATAATCCCCATGCTACCTGTGCCACCGCTTTTGCAATTTCCCATTGTGTACCAAGCCAAGTAACCATTTCACTGATTGTTGTACTCACCCAATTGTAAGCTTCTTGAATTGGTTGAATAATATATTGGCAGATTACCGCCCATGCAATTTGCACTCCGGCTTGAATAAGTAGCCACCCAGCTTCTAAAACGGTAGAAACTGCTGAAATAATTGGATCTAAAACAGTAAGAATCGTATTCCAAGTGTCTTGCCAAGCTTGTATGAGTGTTCCCCACAGTTCAGAAGCTGTTGTAACTAAAGAAGTCCACCAGGAAGACGCTGTTTCCACAATTCCGGACCATAAGTTACTAAAGAATTCGCCTATCGGATCAAAGGAACTATGCATCATTTCAGTGAATGAAGCCCAAGCTCCTGAGAAAAATTCGACAATAGAATTCCAGGTACTACTACATATCTCGCCTATTCCTGTCCATAAATCGCTAAAAAACTGACCTATTGGATCAAAGAATGAATGCATTGTTTCTAAAAATGAATTCCATGCTTCACTAGATGATTGAACGATACCGTCCCAAAGTTCTATCAAATATTCTTTAATAGAATTCCAGGTTTCTATTGTCCAATTTTTGATATCGTCCCAGTTTTTATAAATTGCAATACCTATGGCAGCTATAGCAGCTACGATAAGGGGAATAGCTGCAACAATACTAGCCGCTATAGCTGCTCCGACCCCAAAGATACTCATGACCGTCACAACTATAGGCGCAAGTGCCATAATCGCACCAGAAATCACACCAATAGCTACCCCAATAGCTGCTAATGTCGCTGCTAATTCTGGATTATTAGAAATCCATTCCGCAAATTTAGAGACTAGATCTGCTACAACTCCAAGAACCGGTTTCAGCGCCATCTGTAAATCACCCATTGCTTTTTGAAATTTAACGGCTGGACTTGCATCCATTTTTTTAATAGATTCATTCAATTTATCCTGATTCTTCTGGAAGTCTACGGTTTTTTCTGAAGCACTTATTAAAGTGTTAGTTAAATTTTGTCCTTGATCTTCAAACATAGTGGCTAGAACTTTAACCCCCACTTGATTTCTTTTTACTGGATCTTCTATCCCTTCAATTGCTTTAGCTACTTCTACCATAGCTTTCGAACCATCACTTCCACCTTTAGCGACAGCTGCACCCCACTTTTCTATTTGTTCTGTGGCAATACCAGAACCCTCTAGCGCTTCTTTCAAAGCCTTATCCGCACCTTGAGCAAATTCAGTTAATTGAATCCTTCCTTCTTTAAGCCCATCTAAGAGATTATCAATCATTTATATTCAACGTGATTCGCAACGTCACGCCCGTTCTCTTATGAACTGCTATACGTCACCGCATAGATTAGACTATATCTTCAACTACTTGAGTTGCTCCCCATTTCGAGTGCCATTTGCTTACACCCTACGTCTTTCGACTAGTCGTTGCACGTTCCTTAATTAAAAGGCTTCGCTCAGTATTGTCTCATTTGAGAGTTTCACTGAATTAAAGGAGTTTTTCATTGTATGTCACCATACAAGGGAACTATAATCTAATTCCAACTACCTGTTTCCACGCCTGCTTCCATAATCGCTTGGACTTCTTCAGCTTTAAAACCTGCACGAGTCAGCTGACTTCCGTATTCGGCAATGATATCTAGTTGTTCTGGCGGAAATCCCATTTTTAACAATGTATCAACCATGCCAAGGGCACTATCTTGAGTTATCCCTAATTCATTTCCTATTTCATATGTTTCTTGGATTAACTCTGTAAAATCTATACCTTCATAAGATGTTGCAATTACCGCTGCCCCTTTTACTATAGATGCGTTAGCTTCATCGCTAATATTTTTATTTAAAGCCCATTGCCTGCGCACGCCCTCTAAAGATGCTTCAGCATCAACGCCATAAGTAGTGACACCTCTAATAGCTTCTTCTACTGACTTTTTGGAGGACTCGGGTACATCAAAAGTAATATCAATCTTTGTTTTTAACTTAGACATATCAAGTGCTTTTTCGATTGTCCCGGCAATTCCACCACCAGCTACCATTGCACCAAGTACGTTTTCTAAGCCTATATCTAATTCTCGAAATTCTCTTTGCGTTCTTTGGGCTTCTTGTTGTAAATCTCGCAATTCGTTTCGTACTTGTTGTATTGAATTACCAGCATCCACAGATCGTAACGCCCGTTGTAATTTCTCAATATCAGCTTCTGTACCTAATGCTTCTCGTCCTATAATTCCAATTGCTTGCTCTAACTGGCGACTTGTAGCTGTTCCACTTTTAATTGCATTCACAAGACGATTTCCTAATGCCCCGGCAAAATCATCAACGCTTTTTCCTGTAGCTCTAAACAATGTCTCTAATTGCCTTGTGGAGCTCGCTACATTCTCTTGCTCAGCTTTCATGTTTCCTAGTTTATTTTTAAGACCATTAAGTGACCCTTCTGTAAATTCAATTTCACGTCTGAAAGCACGATATTGTTCTTCAGAAATTTTACCGTTTTGAAATTGAGCTTGTACTTGTTGTTCCGCTGCTTTTAATTTATCTAACTTCTGTGTTGTATTTTCAATTTGTTGTGTAAGTAATTTTTGTCTTTGCGCTAATGCTTCCACATTACCAGGATCAAACTTTAATAAGCGCTCAACATCTTTAAGCTCTTTGGTTAAATCATTACTTCGTTTATTTACATCTTTTAAAGCATTTTGAAGTCCTGTGGTTTCTCCGTCAATAGAAATAGTAATCCCTTTAATTCTTCCTGCCATTTTCTCACCTCATTTCTTAGAATGAATCAAAGTCTTTTTGACTTGCTTTTCTAACTTTTTCTTTGTCTGGATTCTCCATTTCAGCAAACTCAGCAATGTAATCAAAACAATCACCGATTGTCATGGTTTCTAAATCCCAATGCGTTAATTTTGCTTTATAACAAAGAGCGAGGAACAAATCAGTGGTTAATTCTTCATCACTGAATGTCCCTTGCTCTCCATTGTTTTCTTTTATTTTTTTTTTGCTCCCATAGTGACTTGAACTAGTTCCATTATTTCTGGCATGATTTCTTCAATTGGGAATTCTTCAAATTCATCCAGCCACGTCATAGGATCAGGAATACTTGAATCAGCCGTTTTAGCGAATAACCAAGTCAAATCATAAACAAGCTCAAAATCCACTTTACTTAAATCAAGATTAGATGTATCGATAGGTTGTTCTAATCCATCTGATGTAGTTAAAGCATTAATTGCTCCTAGCCCCATCATATCTGCAAATAAATTACGTCTGAATTGTGCTTTATATCGTTTAACTGTTGCCGCTGTACTTTTTAATCTGACTCGTTTTCCGTCTATTGTAATTGTCTTTTCCATCTACTTACGCTCCTTTTGGTAATGCAGGTACTTTTGTATATACTTTCTTGTACCAATTATCATAAATCGCTTGTTTTGATTTTGTAGTAGTTTTCGTTTTAACCATACGTTTTCCGTTAATATCAATAGGGCTTGATACAAATTTAAGTTCATTTGTATTTGGCTCCGCTGAATTTGTTTTCGTTTTAGATGCAAGTGTTGGACGACTTGCTGAACAGTTAAACATAACGTGGCGCGTTGCTCGTACATCACCATCAAATTCAAATAATAAGGCAAATGATTTCCCTTTCGCATCAGCTAATTCGTTTAACACACCGTCTTCTTCGTCTAATTCCTCTCCTAATGCATCAACAGCAAATTGTTCCGGAATAGTCGCAATAGATAACGTTCCGTCATACCCTTGGTTGTTACTCGCTGCATAGTAAAGCATGTCATCCGCGTAGAATTCAATTAAATCTCCCCGTGGATCAAATGTTAATTCAACCGCACCTGGCAATGGAATTGGTGTACTAAATGTAACGACACCATCTTTAATATCAAAGAGTGCATAATGGACATTTTTCAAACCAAAGGCTACTTTGTTTTCATTCATTTACATCAACCTCGTTTCATAATTTTTTTGATACAACTTTTCAGATTCAATAAAAGTCCCATACGAATCATAAGGAATTTCATGATCGTCTAGGGCTTGTTCAAGTTTGGCTTCTGCAACTAAATCCTTTTTAATTGTATAAAGCTCAATATTTAAATCGTTTATCTTGTGATAGACCTTGTTATCAGCCATTAAATTTGCTGATCCGTCCACAAGAAAACAAATATAAGGCGGTGTCGGAACTAGATTAGTTGGCGTTGCTGTGAAATGCGAATAAGCCACAGGATAACCTGTAGCTTCAAGAATTTTTGTTAGTTCTCCTAATGTCATTGTTGAACCGCCCCTTCGATACGTTTTGGCAATTCATCAATTACATACTCTTCAACTGGACGAATATGAACTTGTGCTGGAACTCGACCACCACCGACTTTCGCATGTCCCTTTTCTAAAAGATGTGTTAATTGTCCTTGCGTATTATGAAGGACAACACCATTACCTTCTTTTTTCTTACGCCACCCTTTACGATAAGCACCTGTTTTTTTAGGACTACCTTGCTTTAACTTACCGACAGCAATATCTCCCACTTCATCAATTTCATTTTCTAAGTTTTCTTCCACAACATTCGCATATCTTTGTAATTCTCTAGCAATCTCACTCGCAAAATCATTCATATTAAGTATGCTCCTTTGCGATAATGGTCAATGTTTGATACATTTCATCATCATTCATTGGCGGTTCGATGATATCGAAGGTTCTATGTCCTGTTTTATCCTTCAAAATAATTCTCATTAATTCTGTAATTCCCTCTGTGTAAGGAATTACAAACCGATAAATTCGCATGGACTGTGAAGCCGAAGCTTCAATGTACTCTGATCCTTTTATCGTTTTTATCATGGCCCATGCTTTTTTAACTTCTTGCCAATTACCAGTTTCAATTTCTTGATTCAATTCATCTTTTATTACTTCAGGCTGCTCAAAAATAATTCGATTTCTAAAATCACCTGTATTCAGTGGCTTTTTATACTGAAAAGGGCGCATATTAATCACCGTCCAATTTGATTTCTTCTAAAGCTTTTTGAATGCCGAAGCTATTAATTTCTGTTAAAAAGTTTTCAGCAAAATATTCCAGTGCATCATTGTAAACATAACGAGAACGCTCAAAAACTAATTCTTTGAACGTCTCATCTTTGGTTATGTCATACGATCCACACACTTTTATTAGAGCCTCATTGGATGCAAAAAGGATACGTCTTAGGTTATCGTCTTCGTCATCACCAAATCGCATCCTATCTTTGAATTGCTGTAATATTTCATTTAAAATTACTGTATCCATTCACATCATCCTTGTGTTGGTGGCGTTACTTCTTCAAGTTTCAATGTGTAAACTTGTGAAGTGTATTTATCCTTTGGTTTACCTGTAGCATATTGTTTAGCAATATAAACTGTCGCATCTTCTAAAGCTAGTGTTTCTTCATATTTTTTGATTGGCTCTGTTCCACCCATCGCTGCAACATATTGACCCTTAACAAAGAATAATACTTTCCCTTGAGGTACAAACACCGATTCTGTAAGGATCGGATTAAATGGCAAGCTTGTTACATATACTCCAGCCGCATTTTGTATTGTTGCGTTCGCTTGAATATCAAAAGTATCAAACGGATTAGTTACCATAACTACTTTACCAGCAATATTTTTTGGTCGATCTGCATCCGAACCATCAGCATTTAATTTTTTAGCTAGTAGTTTAACAACACCTTTTAATTCATTGATTGTTTTACGACCTGGTTCGAACGTTAAAGTGCCTACTGGCTTCTTATCTGGATATACTCCATTCACAACACTTCCACTTGGATCTTTTAATAACCCGATAGGTTCATTTTTACCTGTACCAGCTACAAATCCACGTTCTAAACCCACTTTCATTGCTTCTGTAATCATTGTACGAACATAACGTTCTACCCATACCGGTCCAAGTTTCAACATGTCGTTTGCTAATGGAATAAACGCTGTTAATTTAAGTTGTGAAATGCTATCTTTACGGAATGTAGCATTTAGTTGCCCTTTAATACCATCAAATAACGGTCCCCATACTGCTGCACCCTCTGGATCGCCGTAAATGAATTCTGTTACAGCCCCTAAATTTTCTAAACCAATATGTTGTAAGAAAGGATGATCTTCAACTAAATCATCAAAGATTCGTTCTTGAGTTGTTTTAGGTAAAGTTTCAGTAGACTTAAAGCCACCTTCTTCCACAACTGCATTAAAGAACTTCATTTCCTCGCTTGTTAATACATTAGCGCCGCGAGATTGCATAATAGAACGATCTACCATTGATTCATTCACTTGATTTAAGATATCTGAACGAACATCTGTAGCAAGTGCTTCAATCATAGAATTTAATGCTGCCGATTGTTCTTCTGTTGTACCTTCCTGTGTTGCTTTCGCAAAAGCTAATCTCTTCTCTTCAAAGTTATTGAATTTAATAACCATATTTTATTTTCCTCCTAAAGTTAAAAAGAGCTTACTCAGATTCTGCTTTGTATTAACAGGTTCTGGAATCAGCTCTTTTTGATTTGTATTCGTTTGTAAATCATTCAGGATTTCACCTTTTAACCCTGATAATGCTGTATTTAAATCTTCCTTTGTAATCCCTTGACCTTTTCCCATTGTTCCATTTCTAAAACCATCAATTACTTTCTGCGGGATCATAGTAGAAGTGGCACTTGAAGCTGTCATTTTAACTGGATTCTCCATGAACATGATTTCATCTACAAAATTATTTTCTAATGCTTGTTGTGGACCCATCCAAGTCTCTTCAGCCATCATATTAAGTAGTTCTTCTTCTGATTTACCACTTTTAATGACATAGGCGTTTACAATTGCTCGATCTGTTATTTTTAACATCTCAGCCGCCTTTTCCATGTCACGATGATCACCACCATTCCACATAGAAGCATTGTGAATCATGATTTGTGCTGTTGGAGAAATGCGGACTTTATCTGCAGCCATTGCAATAAATGATGCTGCACTTGCTGCTAAACCAACAATTTGAACTTCTACATGACCAGGATAATTTTTTAATGCCGTGTAAATCTCTGAACCTTCATTTACATAACCACCAGGACTATTTATTGATACAACTAATTCCTCGCCATTTGCATTTTCAAGTTCTTTTGAAATCTTACCTGGGCTTGTAGCATCCATTTCAAACCAATCATAAATCCAAGCTTCATCATTTGAAATGATTGGCCCTTTAACATCAATTTTCACCGTCATTTTCTTTCCCACCTCCTTCAGATTCATCTAATTTTGTATAGTTTTTCGTAATATGATGAATATTTAGGTTTGGATCATCAGAATCTTCATAATCTACTTCTGATCTAATCTCATTTCCTGTAAATGCACTTGAAGAAATGAGTTTATCAATACTTGTCGCAAGATCAAATATACTTTGATAAGAAACAGCCTTTACTTCAATTTTTTCCCCTAAAAGATACTCATTCATTTCAAAGAATTTAACATTCGCTTCATCAGATAATTTTTTTAATAATGGCCGTACTGTGAAAAGCATGTAGTTTTTCGTTTGCTTCTCTACATCAGCCATTTCACCATATATTAAAGCTGTTGGAATACCAAATGCCATAGCTACTTGGTTTAAGAAACCATTTGTTACTTTATTGATTTCTTCCACACTCGGACCATTCGCAACACCGTTGTATATCTCGTTATAATTAATACCCTTTTGTTGTGGAACAATAGCTATATCTTTTGAGCCGATTGATTTATACATGTTGTCTATAAACTCTTGTAACTTCGCTATTTGTTCTTCTGTTTTAGCACCAATCATATCCATATCAACTGTGCCACGAACTTGATTTTTGCGCTTCTGTGAGTTTAATATCCTACCAAATAAATCACCGTAATCTGCAAATAAACCATCAATAAGTGGAGATAATTTATCATTTCGATACTTTAAATGAATTACTTCGCTTTGTTTAAAACTTCGCTTAAACGTGTAATCTTTTACTGTTACATCTGTAAAAGTATCTTCATATACAGCATATTCGTTATGCTGAAATCCATCAGCAATAAGCAAATCACCATCATCCGCCTGTACAACTAAACACTCATTATCATAAATGAGTTTACGGATAAATCTTTCCCAGAAGGTGCTAGCCGTCATATTCTTATTCGGTCTAATATTTAAGCGATAATAAAGTTCATTCTTCTCAAATGTTTTACCGTTTCTTACCCTGAATTCAGATTGACTAATCGTTCTTCCTAGAAAAGATACGCATGTATCAAGTGCTAATCGTTTCATGTGAAGCCTGTTTGCTGTATCAGCAATCAAATCCAGATCTAGCATAAATTCTAGTTCTTTATTTCTTTTAAATACTGAGCCTAACCATCCAATGGTTATCACCCCCCTTTATTAGAATTTAATGTTACCTATAACAAAATCAGTTGCTTCTTGTATCTCATCCGCCCGATAAAGAGCATGAACGAAACACTGAAACCCATCTGTTTTTCGACGAACGGGCTCTTTCTTTTCATATATTTTATTTCCATCAGCTTTGATAACAACCAATACATTTTGCGTATACCAACGCATTAGCGGATTATCATCAAAAACAATTTGTTTATTTGCAAATGCCATTTCAATACGTGGAGCTAATAAACTATGAATTGCTTTTGGGTTTCGTATAACTTCTATTTCAAACCCCTCTGCTACTAATAATGGCCTTATTGCTTCCATTCTGAAGTTATCAGCTATAATCTTTTTAACCCCATATTGTTCTCTCATTTCTACAAACCAATCAACAATGTGTTGAGGATTAATAGTTGGTTCATCCACAACTGTTAGTAAACCTTGCTCTTCCCAATCTTTTATAGGAGCAAATTTCTGTTTTTTAAATTCACCCGCTTTTTTAGAATATCCGTAATAGATATCAACAAATTCTTTTCGAACAAAGGAATGAGTTTTAAAAATGTATTCACCATTTTGTCTAAATAAAAGACCACATGCTGCAAAGTCTCGAATACTTGCAAAGTCTAATGCCCCTATGCATTCTTGAGCATATAAATCAGGAAATGGACGATTTGTAGCAAGAATTTCTGACCATTTCGCAACAGATCGCTCCAAATTTGTAACCGGCAAGTTCATTCGTTTTGTCATGAACTCTTCTCGGTTGCTTGGATCATCCTCTAAATCCTCGTATTCTTCTTTTATCGTTTCAAGTAATCCTTCAGCATACTCACTTAAAGGATAAGATAACATTGGATTCGCCATTTCCCAATTATCGATATCGTCGACTTCTTTTTCATCATTTAATTTACAAATGAACGGAAAGATAGCATTTAGACGGGCTTCACCATTTAAAACTTTCATTGCTTTTTCTTTTTGCTTATCTAGAAATCCGTCTCGTACATACCCGTCTGTACCAATGTAAAATTCGCGTGGGTTTTTCTTTTTCCCTAAACCACTAATGTGAACTCGAACATCTTTATTGCTTTCATATTGATGTATTTCATCAAATAGAACAGCTCCATCACGTAGTCCATCTTTTGTGTCTCCGTTTGAAGTCCTAAACTTTAATACACTTCCAGTAGCCTTTGAGGTGGTCTGTGATTCGGTTGCTTTAAAAGCTTTTTTTAATACTTCATTCCTACGAACAGTTTTCTTTACTTCGTCTGGACTTGTTTTCGCTTGCTCTTCACTATTCGCAACAACAGAAATGTTATACTCTGGAATACCATGTAATTCACTTATTAAAAAGTGGATAACAACAGACATTAAACCATTTTTACCGCCACCTCGTCCTAACATCCACAGGAATTTCCTATAAAATACACGCCCGTTTCTCTTATAAAATAAAAAGACGAATGCTATTAAGAATTTTTGAAATGGTTGCAATGGAAAATACCACTTCTCACCGAAGTTGATACAATCCTCAATCATTTCATCATCAAAATACAAATCGTCTCTATTTAAAACGTATCTTTCTAGATATTCAATTAACAATTCTCTTTCTTTATTAAATTTTACTTTCCCACTTCGATAAAGTTCAATATATTCTTCCACATACTTTTGCTTAATCATGTAAGATCACTTTTGCTATAACCTGTATCAGGGATAGTATTCTTAACAACAAATTTTATATCTCTCCCTAATGCAATTAAAGAACTATTAATTTTATTCCTCTCACTTATAAGTGGGTGGGCTTTAACAAAAACTTGAGAACCATTTTTTACTGTTACAGACTCGCCTTCTTTATTAATGGTTTTATTTATTTTTCTAAATGCTTTAACCAGATCAATATATCTTTCTACTTTTTCAACTTCGACTAAATCTGTAATATCAATACTATACATAAGCTGTTCTTTTAACCTCACAATACTAACAGCCATCTACCCACCCCCCCTTACGTGCGTAATTTTGAAAAAAACCTGACAGTTAACCCCCTCCTCCGGTGCCCCTTAGACGAAAAAAAGCCCAATTCTCTAACCGGGGGGTGTTATTATCGAATCATTTTTACCACTTTTCATCGTTTTCCCATTTGTTCGGTTTCTTTACAAAGAATCTTCCGTGTTCTTTATTATGGCAATCCACACAGACTGTTTCTAGATTATCTATTTCTAATGCAAGTTCTGGATGATGTTCCAGTTCTTTTATATGATGGACAACGAGTTGAATCTTCTTACGCTTTGCACTCTCACTGTATTCATTGGTGTCCACACGAACACTACCATTGCGTTTACAAACCTGGCATTCATAGTTGTCTCGCTTCTTTACTTGTTCACGTATGCTCTTCCACTCACCACTGTCATAGAACTTACGCTTCTGTTGTTTTGTTTTATATTCCTTAATCACAACAACTACCAGCAAAGCGAATCATATTAGCACAAACCTTAAATAACACATCAAACGCTTCATCGAACATTCCTCCACAAACCACAACAATTATCACTTTCATCCCCCCTCCAAAATAAAAAAACACCCAAAGGGTGCCTTTATTTTGGTAATTCAATTAAAACTTCAAAGAACTCTGTAGTATCCATTACAGTTACCCTTTGACTAATATCACCAATATTTAATATGAAATGGTCTTCAATAAATTTATCCGTAATAACAAACCGATATTCTTTTTGATACTCAAAATATTCATCTTTCCAAAATAACATATCTGGGTGAAACTCTTTGAATGCTTTCTTCCTTTCAACATTACCTACATCACTATCTATATATTCTACAGGTCCAGATACCCCATTTAACCCTAGATTAATTAACTCTACATCCACTCTATCCATTAAACCCTTTGGAAGACGAACTGCTTTATTACCAAAGTCATCTAATAACTTGTTTTTTTGTTGCTCGCTCAATATAATTTTTACATATACCGATAAATCTGTTTCATTAACTACTTCAAAATCTGAGGCTTTAAAGATTGTACAACAAAACATAGGCATTTTCTTTACATTTACATACCTCCTCACCTCAGTAAACCACGTGGCATTAATAGCATACTTTCCATTAATAACAAGCTGAGTGTCCTGCTTTTTTCTCACAAGAGCACCTTCATGTTTATCTCCTTGCCCTTTGTTTTTTTTCTTCTTCTCCAAGTCGATAAAAAAACCAAAACTCTTCATATAAAAATTACCTTCTAGTAGATCATTGAGATACTTTTCTTCTAAAAACTTAATTAAAAAAACGCTGTCTTTATATTTATTTATGTCACTCAGCTTTTTCAAAACCATCTTATCTCCCCTAATCATTTGGTAAAATATACAACTAATTATACTATTAAAACAAACCTTACCGATAAATAATTAGGATACTTAATAAATTAAAACAAAATAAAGCATCCATTTGGATGCTTTATTTGCAACAATTAACTAATACTTTAATTGCAATAAATGAAGTTTTATCCTTCTTCTAATTACCTAATGTCGATGTATTCATTTTCACATTCTTAAGTAACTGGAAGAAGAGCAAAAGCTCTCCCTAATAACGGTATCATTCAGTCATTACCATCTGCTGGTTTCGGATTTTATGTGCCATCATTATGAAATCGTTTAGACAACATATAGTTTATAAAGGAACATTGTAAGTTGTGTTTTCCGCCACTTCTCACAATACAAATATATCACGTTGATTCCAAAACAACCGGCACATTTCCTGCCAAAAATCGGTCATGACTCTGCCACTTATTTTACCTTAATTAATTCTCTTAATTCTTTTATCATATGGAAGCCCTAACTCTTTCCTTAAAGAGTTGTACTTAGAATGAATATGAATAAAAAATTCCCTGTCGGTATCAAACATAACCTTTCTATCCTCAATTGCCTTTGTTGGTCCATCAACAAATCTAATTCCATACCGAGTTTTTTGAACCATTTTTAATAACTGCGAATCTACAAGCTCCCTATTATTGCGTACAATTTCTTCTATTGCGCTTAATTCGACAGTCCCCTTGTATTCCGAGCTATCACTTAAATCTGATAATAATATTTTATAAATAGGAGCATAAACTTCTTTTAAAGATTTCTCTTTATTTTTATGTATTCTTCCACGCCGTTCCCTACTCCAAGCAAAAAAATGATTTAATAACGCACCCGCTATCGCACCAACAACTGCATATGTTATTTTTTCATAATCCATTTGTTCACTCACCTCCTTTTTATATTATATATTGATTCTACATTATATCGAGTTACCCATATCTTATATTTTGTGTAACTCAACCAAACGCTTGATCACTGTCTAGGTTACGTTATCTCACTATTTACATTTCATCTGCCACCTCACGTTCGAGTTTGTATTTTGCAAAAAAAAAGCACCCTAAATGAGTGCCTTAACTTTCTGATTGATTATACAAATTATCATATACTTCATCATTTAGCTTTTTTGACGCTTCTTTATAAATGCCATTCAATGTTTCTTGATTAATCTCTTTACCTTCTTTATTTTCTTCTTTTACCCTTTTCCATTCGGCTTTAAGTACTACTTGATAGCAAAAGCTTAATTCATCTACTAATTTCCGCACCTTTTCATTATCAAATTCAGAACCATTAAATTTCTCCAAGGATTCAAAAATTTGAAGTTGTAGTTTTCTAATTTTTTTACAAATAGGCTCAGTAGGATTTAATAATAAAAAGTTATGATTACCTACATACATAATCTCGCCAAGTCTTTCTCTCATTTTATCTTTATCAACTTTTTGTTTATCACTTTCTAATTTGACATCTTCATTATTTTTTTGTTTTTCACTTATTAATTTGAGAATATCACCCAATTGAAGGTTTACATTCTTGAGGAAATCACTAAAATTATCCCGCAAGTTATTTATCCATTTTACCCTCTCTATGCTAATTGCATCTATATACCTTCTTTGCTCTAAAGCTTTAAGGTTTTTCTCACCTAATTCTTTTGTAATTTCATTAGTTTGATCTGCCAATTTCTGTTTTAAGTTATTAGTTTGAGCCTCTAGTTTTTCTTTTAGGTTATTAGTCTTTTTCACATTCCAGAACGTCATAAATGCAGTGAATATAACGCCGCCCAATGAGATAATACCAACAACTAATCTAACATCAAATTTACTAGTAATCTCTTGAATATTACTAACAATCCCTAGAACCTTACTAACAACCTCTAGAATTTTACTAACAACCTCTATACGTGATTGCAAGTCCATATTTTCTCCCAACCTTCATCGTTTTTGATACACATAATTATAATACATTATGGAATCATCATATAAAAAGTATTTTATACAATATTAATCGATTCTGAAAGGAGAGTATTTATAATTCTTATTGAACCAACTATAAAAATACCAGGCTCAATAAGAAACACAAAAGCCACGACACTCACGCGCCGTGGCAGAATATATGAAAGCAATTGGTCTTTTCGTCCTTCTTGCGGGTTCTTACCACCTATGCCCGTTCTTCGGTAACGTTTTGATAACGGGGCTACGCATCCCTACACTATTCTTCTTTCAAAGATCTGTATAGATATAGCGTGATATTGATGATGTTTTGAAAAATCCCCAAAAATACTCCCCAAATTTATCCCCTTTTTAATCGTCTTTAAGTATTTAACCATTCACTTACCCATATCTTATATTGTGTGTAACTGACCCTATCGTGAAATCCCTTGGTATCATTGATTTCATTTAACTTTCTCTTTTGAGTTACACAGTACGAAAATTATGAGTAACTGTATAGGGATACCACCAACATTTTGCAAAATAACCTACGCTATGCGGAAACATAAAATAAAGCTGCCCATATGGACAGCTTATTTACATAATTATCGTTATCAGAAGTAAAATTTAACTCGAAAATAGTTAATTTTATCAGTTGTTGAATGTCTGAAAAAAATCAAACTAATGATATTGTCGAGATCCTTTGGCAACTTCTTGCTGTGATGACTATCATAGTGACTTTTTCTCCAACAACCACTATTAGTGGCTAATTACCATAAGGACTTTTTTTGAAATTTGCTATTTTTTAGAAAGTATGTTAATTTAATAAAGACCTATTTTTGTTCGGTTTGAGATTAAGAATAAATTTTGTTTTTCGTCTAAGGTATTTGAGCAAGGGTAGTAACATATGTGTGGGTATCCACACTAGGAGGCAATAATTATGGAACAAGGTAAAGTAAAATGGTTTAATGCAGACAAAGGTTTTGGATTCATCGAGCGTGCAGATGGAGAAGACGTATTCGTACATTTCTCAGCTATCCAAATCGACGGTTACAAATCTTTAGACGAAGGACAAAGTGTAACGTTTGAAGTAGAACAAGGACAACGTGGCCTACAAGCTACGAATGTTCAAAAAGCTTAATATTAGCTGATGAAAGACTCTCTTGTAGGGTCTTTTTTTTATTTTGTTACAATATTCCGAATACATTTTTTTTAAGGGGATATGGGGTGCTTAACTTTTAATGAAAAAGAAATAAGCAATAATTAGATTTTAAACCTAGTCATTGCTTTATCCATTGCATCTTGGTTAACACCTATATAACGTAACGTGACCTTCTCTGACGAGTGATTGAATATCTCCATGAGTAATGCTATGTTTTTCGTTTGCATGTACATGTGATACCCGTATGTTTTTCTTAACGTATGTGTTCCTATTTCATCTAATCCAAATTCTCCAGCTGCACCACTTAATATCTTATATGCCATGCTACGACCAATTGGACGATTCTTACCTTGTCTGCTTTGCAATAAATACTCATTGTCTTCTCTTTCTATAATAAACCATTTAAGTTCTCTTTTCAGTGCTGCAGTAATTTGTATTCGTTTCTGTTTCCCTGTTTTCTTCTCTCGCATAGATATATGACTGCCTTTAACATCCCCTACTTTCAATTTCAAAATATCTGAGATTCTGAGACCTGTATTAATACCTATAATGAAGAGAATGTAATTACGTAAGCTCTTTTCCTTAAAATACTCTTTTAAATGCTGTATTTGCTCTGGATCACGTATTGGTTGAACAAAATTCATTATTCATTACCTCCAGTTTCTTCTGTCTCATATACTTCTAATCTAAGAGCAAAAGCTAGTTTATAAAAAGCATTAGATTTATTTCGTCTATACGTACGCTCACTCATACCAATTTCGTTATAAACCATGTAATCAAAAACCTCTTCATCTTCTAAATATCGTTTTACAATGATATCTCTTTGATTTTTACTAAAGCGACTTAATGTCTTTTCAATTTGAAAAGATAAACGTTGTAAATTAACTTCTCTTTCACTCATAGCAACATTTGCTAAGGCGATATCTTCAGCTGGTTTTCCTACTATATTTGTTGGACCGTGATATCTTACTTCGCTAGATGCTGTAACCTTCATCTCATGTCTAATCATCCCAAATTGTCTATAAATACGAACGTTTTCGAGAATCTCTTCTACACGAACCTGTGTTGCTTTGCGATCAATTTTAGGTAAGAAAGTTAATTGCGTCATATATAAAAACACCCCTTATATATTTTGTTAATAAAAACAAGAAAGCGGACACCAAACTACAGAGCAATATCAATAATGCTCTTATAGTTCGATGTCCGCTGGTTCTTCCAGTAGGACTAAATGTTTAATTGCTATTATTATATCATTTTCTTATACTTTTTTTACTTTTTATAAGATTTTTGACAAAAAACCAAAAATAAATTAGAAAAATGTAAATGCGTTTATTTCGTTAATATTTACCATATAACATTTAAATATGATATTTTATAAATAGAGTGAATTTATATTGTAAATTATTATCATGCTTATGAGAGGAAAGAATATCGTGAAACCTATAAATTTAGTATCTTTGGTCAATGCTCACCAAAAACTAGAACCTACCATTTTTGAATCATATAAAAAACAATTTGGCATCAAAATTAAAGAGGCTGAACTTGAAGATTTAAATTCTTTAGTTAAAGAACTCTTTTCACATTTTGAAACTTTAAGTATTGTAGAAGGATTTTATGTTGGATACGAAATTAATCAAATTAGTAGGGAATTCGATCTTTTACGCTTTGGAGAAGACACTATTATAAATATAGAATTGAAAAGAGAGAATACTGGAGATAGAATGAAGAAACAGCTTTTAAGAAATAAATATTATTTGGGCTTTTTAAGCAAAAGAATTTTACAATTCACTTATGTTGCCTCAGAAAAAAAACTTTATTACTTAGATGAACAGGAGGAATTTGCAGAAATTGAAATTCCCTTCTTATTTATACAGCTAAATCGACAAATGTTAATTGAAATTGAAAACATAGATAGCTGCTTTGACCCATCTAAGTATCTCGTTTCTCCTTTTAATTCTACAGAGATTTTTTTAAAGAATAAGTATTTTTTGACTGAGCAACAAGAGAATTTCAGAAATGAAATATTAAGTTACAATAAGGAAACAGGTCCTAGCTACATTGCAATTGAAGGATACGCTGGAACAGGTAAAACCCTTCTCACTTATGATATTGCAAAAGCATATAGAGATATCTCAAAAAGGGTTCTTATTTTTCATTGCGGGAGTTTAAATGAAGGTCAAAAAAAACTAATACGTGATTCTAATTGGGAAATTGCATCTATTAAAGATTACCAAAAATATAACTTAAATGAGTATGATCTTATAATCATAGATGAAACTCAACGGATATATAAAATTCAATTAGAGGAATTAATCACAGAAATTAATAAAACAAATATAAAATGTATTTTTTCATTTGATCCTAATCAATGTCTTTCTAGCTGGGAAATCGAGAGAAATATTCCTCAATTCCTTAAAGAAGAAGTCTCTCCTAAACATTATCGGTTAACCCAGAAAATTAGAACCAATAAGGAAATTGCAACATTTATAAAAAATTTGTTTGATTTATCAAAAAGAAATCCACATCAGAATTATTCTAATATTTCTGTGCACTACTTTTCAGACAAATCTGCGGTAAGTGATTACATAAAGGTACTTACAGAAAAAGAATGGAAGGCAATAAATTATACACCTGGGTTGCATCAAAATTACCCTTATGAAGCATTTCAAAACTGGCAAGATGAAACTGCACATCAGGTTGTTGGACAAGAATTTGATAATGTAATTGTTGTAATAGATTCTAACTTTTTCTACAATGAAGAAAATCGACTAACTAGTAGAAAAGATTACTATTATGATAATATAAAAATGCTCTTTCAAATGGTAACAAGAGCTAGAAAAAAACTCTGCATCATTATTCTTAATAATGATGCTGTTTTAAAGCAATGTTTAAGTATTTTGCATTCTAATAAAAGTAGTTAAATTCGCTAATGCCAATGATGTTTTACTTATAGACCGCGATCTACTTATCGAACTAAGCGCACAAGCAAATCAGCAAAATGACCAAAAACCGACAAACTTAGAGCAGTTAGCTATTAAAAGCAAAGAGCCTATTATCAAAAAATAGGCTCTTTGCTTTTATATAACGTTTTTATTCATTTTCATTCTTTGATTTCTCTACCATTCTTTTCAAAGCGTTCCATACATCATCCAATGTTCTTTTATCGCCCAGAATTTCTCTGTTTGTTTCGATATGCCAAACAATATTCTCCAATTTTCTTTTTATATCCATATTTTCTCACCGCCTCGTGTTAAAATAACAATAGATTCCTTTAATACCCAAAAGAGGAACTTCATAGATTATGTCTAAACAAAAAATATCTGTTAAGGGAGACAATTTTAATGAAAAACTGTTTTATTGTTTGTCCAATTGGAAGTGAGGATTCACCTCAGCGAAAACGCTCTGATATCGTTTTAAAACATATTATTGAGCCTGTATGTAATGAGCTTGAATTTAAAGTTACACGAGTCGACAAACTTCATAGTGTTGACAGAATAGATAATACTATCATTGAACATTTAAATAGTGCAGATTTAGTCATTGCTGATATGACTGAACATAATCCTAACGCCTTTTATGAAATGGGCTTTCGTCACGCTCTAGGAAAACCGTTAATTCCAATTGTGGAAGAAGAAACCAAGCTTCCATTTGACGTCGCTAATTTACGAACTATCTCCTATGCTACAAACGACCTAGAGAAAGCAGATGCTGCTAAAAATCGTTTGCGTGAAACAATCATATCGTTCAATATTCAAGAGAAAGAGGAGAACAGCCAAAAGGTACAACCTACATCTGAACAAGGGCAATTAAATGTTGTTCCTTATTTACTTAGCATTCAAGATAACCTTGCTGAATTGAAATCACTTGTTATTGAACGTAATAATGAACTAGCAGCACAAACAATTGATTTAGCAATGAATCAAATTCAAAAAAATACAGTTCAACCAGAGATGAAAATGATGGAAGTATTATTATCCCAAGCTCTCCAAGACCCTGAAAAATTCAACCAATTAGCCAAGATGTCACAACAATTTCAACCTACTAAGTAAATAATTTTCTAACTACTGCAATAAGGCCCAAAATAAATAATATTTCGGCCTTATTTTTTTGTAATACTCTCCTATTATTTTCATAATTTCCATCTTCCTTAACAAATTTCAGATTTAATTAAAGTAACTGTGTTTTCCGTTCTTCCATACGAATTACTTTTCCACTTTGATATACAAATGATTGTTCACCAAATCCTCCTTGGGGTGGCTCGATTAGTTGGACCTGACCATTTTTAACAACATATATTCCGTTTGTTTTCAAATCTATTTCAGCTGTCATTTCAACAAGATTTTCTTTTCTAATTCCCACCAATATCACTCCCATATGTTATAATTACTTTGTCGGAGTAAGTTGAGAGTGATCTCAGCTTTTTTTATTTGTCTATAGATATTGCACAACATTTTCTGGAACAAATGCTTGTTCAAGTGATAAATGGAGCCGAATTGGAATCGGCTTTTTTTTATCTCTTGCTCGCTTACACATTTCTTCAGCTTCTTCCCACACAAATTGTTTATCCTCCGCTCGTTTATACCGCCAAATACCAATCACGTAATCTTCAAATAACTCATAACGCTCATCAGGCGCTGTCGTTGCCTTTAATTCATCAATCGCTTTGGCTTGACGTGGTATTTGCACAACCACATCTGCATACCGTAATTTTGAATTCAAACGATGAATATGTGCTTTCTTAAGATCAAATGATACAACTGATTCCACATCAAAAATTGTTAATTGCTTTGGCATTGCTTTTCCCCTCCAATACCTGCAAGCTTGCAACTAAGATTCCTTCAAGTTGCGTTAACGTTAGTTGATCTAATGTTTGTCCGTTAATTTCCCATAATCCCAGACCTAATAGTTTGCGAATAATTACTAGCTTTCTACGTTCTACTTCCTGACGTAACAACATGATTAAGCCTCTTGTTGATGATTGAACTTTCTCTCTAAATTTACAAACTTACTAAATTCTTTAATGAATGCTAGTTCAACAACACCAACTGGACCATTTCGCTGTTTCGCTAAAATAATTTCCGTTATGTTTTTATTTTCTGTCTCGCGGTCATAGTAATCTTCACGGTATAAGAATGCTATTAAATCCGCGTCTTGCTCAATTTGACCATTTTCACGTAAATCTGATAACAACGGTCTCTTATCTTGCCTACTTTCTACAGCACGACTCAACTGTGATAATGCAACTACACATACACTTAATTCTCTTGCCATCAGTTTTAACTTACGACTAATCTCACCGATTTCTTGCATACGGTTCCCTCTATGCTTTGGATCCCCTACAATAAGCTGCAAATAATCAATTGCAATTAGCACCTTTTTATCAGGGTACTTACGCTTTATTTTCCTAGTCTTTGCGTAAATTTCTTGCATTGTTACATTTGCTTTATCGTAAATTTCTAATGGCAAATCATTAATTAATCCCATCGCTTGACTAATCTTTTCCCAATCCTTTAAATTACATAGCTTCTTAGGATTCTTTAATTTCGTAGCATCTATATTTCCGGTACTTGAAATCATACGTTTAAGTAACTGCTCCTCCCCCATCTCAAGCGAGAAGATTCCTGTTGCTGTATGAGCACTTGCTGCATGAAAAGCAACGTTTAATACAAATGCTGTTTTTCCCATTGAAGGACGGGCACCGACAATAATTAAATCACCTTCTTGTAACCCTGCTGTCATTCTGTTCAAGTCGTCATAACCAGTTGGTATACCGGTTAAATCTCCTACATCAATTTGCATGTTCTTATACAAATCAACTAGGGTTTCCTTTAAATTAAATTCATCTGAATAACCTGTTTCCTCAATGGCGCTTAACTCATCAATCGAAGTACTAATTGCGCTCATATCTCTTTCTTGCTGAAGACGATTATATAAATTACCAGCAACCTCCTGAGCATGTCTCATTTTCCAAGCTTCGATAATTAAACCTTCGTGATACGAAAAGTTTTTCGTCGTTGGAACAACTTCAGTTAAGTTTACAAAGAACGCAATACCACCAATTTGATTCATAAAGCTGTCTTCAAATTTCCCCATGAGAGCAACAAGATCTATCGGGACTTCGGCATCCTCTAATTCTCTCATCGCCTTAAAAATCACTTGATGCGTTGATGAAGAAAACTGTTTTATCTTTAGCTGACAATCTTTAATTAAATCACCTTCTTGGATAATGCTACCTAAAACACTTTGTTCAGCTTCTACGTTACGAATCATATCGTTACTCATTGGGCCAACCACGCATTCCGTTGGTTAAGTACTGCAAGTTCTTCTTCTGTTGGAATGTTCTGCTCCCATGCTTGTTGCTGCTGTATTACGTTTTTAGTAGATTCTGATAAGCCTTTTTGTTGATAAGGTGCTTGAGCTTGCCGCTGTCCCTTTTCTAATCGTTGATCGCGAAATGCTTTATCAGCCGCTTCAACGTCCGTTATTGTTTTCAATCCCTTAAGATGCCAATCTCTTAAAATCGTATTTACGTAATTCATGTTTCTTGTATTTTTCTCTAAAGCGATTTCCATAGCTTTTACAACAAGCTCTGCATTTAAATCATCTATCCATGCATGAATACCATCTGCAATAAAAGGTGTAATTAGTCCGAAGTTTTGTTCGTAAAAAGAAATTGGATTAACCTCAACAACTTCTTCCGCGCCTGCGCGTTCTTCTTGTTGTTGTTCTTTTTCTTTTTCTTCTTCTTTTTCTTCTTCCTTGCTAGGGTCTTGGAAGCCCCTTATAAGCCCCTCTAAACGGACTGATAAATACTCCTTAATACGAGGAATTTTAAAATCTTGCTCTCGCTCTAATTGCAAACATGTTTCATAGAAATCAACTAAGAAATCCTTGTCCTTCACAGATTGAATCTCTTTTAAGACGCACTTTTCAATGTTTACATTTTTAATTGGATTGAACTTCAACCAGTTGATTAAGAACAACTCTTTTGTTTTTTGGTTGTAATTAATTTTTCCGTACTCAGCAAAACGTTCTAATAGCTTCATAACAGTTTCGCGATTGTATCCTGTATCAGTTTCAATGATACGAAGTGGAAGCTCATAGATTCCTGATTGAGACGTCTTACTGTTTGTCATCAAATATAAGTAGAAATACTTCTCCTCCGGTGTAAGATCTAAAACAAATGAATCCTGCCAAAATGAAACATGTACTGGTCTATAAACTGCCATATTATTCATCCTCCCGTTTACATATCGCGAATCCGTCCTCTACACGTAATAAGCGATAATTCTTGTATCCTGTTTTGAGATATTGTTTTACTAAGTAAATTAGGTGTTGCTCTGATGTTGCTTGTTGAAACACTTTAGAATTCAACAACACTCTATGTAATGACTTGTCTAAAAGCATGCAACACCCCCCGTTGTTATACGAATGCTAATTTGATATAATTAATCCTAAGATCTTTTGCAAAGCTATTTTTCTATCACTCTGCCAAGTGATAGATTTTTTTATTTTCTCCGTGTTACCAATGAAGCATTAACTCCTCTTGCTCTTAAATCCTTAATCACTACACGATAACTCATTGATGCCTCATGTTCTTCTTTTGTATCACGAAGCATTTTAAATTCTTTCATACATCGCTCCAGTTCTTCTTCCCAGCGATTTGATTCTTCAGTTGATTCTGCATGAAACATGTTATGAACGCATGCAAACATACAATTATGAAGTTTATCTGCAAACGAAAAGTCTCCCGGAAGAACTAGATCATGAAGACAATCGTATTTATCGTTCATGAATTACATCTCCTTTCTGGTCATAACAACAAGCACAGTACTTTTCTATTTTTTTATAAAAATATTAAAAATCTATTATTTTGGTACACTTTAAATTTAATGGTAGAAACTACAAGTTCATTAATTTACCTAAAAAATTAATATAATGATATAATTATTTTGTAAAATATATTGTCAGCTACTGTTGTCTAGGCGGTAGCTTTTTCTTTTGCCCATTTATGTTTCAAAATGAATGATGCTTCAATAATTTTGATTCGAATCCCCAACAATTTCTTCTCTTGTTTTAACTCAACTGATTTTGAATCCTCATTAAGTAATTCTGCTATTTTAATTTCACCAGTTAGCTTTGCATCATAGCGTATTAGTTCCTTATACTCTCTTAAACTTGGTTTCTTATAATCTACTGTCATTTTCCTTCCTCCTTTACAGCACCTTTGTTAAATTCATTAAGCTATCCACCGATTGAATAATAACGTTCTCCGCCATAGCCTTTTGCAACCAACTTCTTTGTATTTGTTCCATAATGCCAAAATGAACTTGTTCAAGAGCTTGTACTACACATTGCGTAGCTTGGATTGTATCGAAGATTTCTTTTGCATGAACTGTGTATTCATGTTTCTTCTTTTCATCAAGCTTCCATGATCTTGTTGCAACTTGTAAGTTCATGATTTCTTTCGCTGCCGCAATCCCCTCTTCAGCTTGTTTAATGTAGTTCATCAATTGTAGATTTACATCTTGAGTTAAACGTGGATCTGTAGGCGGTAATCCAACACCATAAATATGTTTAATTGCTTGTTGATTCAACTTTGCTCCTGTTGCATAGCACCAATCCATTGCAAGCTCAAATTCTGGTTTAGAAAGTCCAGATTCAATACGGGTTAACCTTTCATGTGTAATACCCAGGTACTTAGATAACCCTTTCTTCGTTTTCAGCTGAACATTATCACAACATTCCCTAGCATTCTGTAATAATTCCCCTATTGCTGAATTGCAGTATATGCTTGTTCCCATATCTGTTCGCCTCCATATTTAGTTTTCAAATGGTTACAATGTATTTAGTACATATGTAACTTGTCTATTTTTCATGTAAAAAGAGAGGAACTATTCCTCAATGTTTTCTTTCACTTGTATTTCTTTGATGATGGCCCAACCAGCCTTGTAATATGCTTGACGGATTTTATCGATATCCTTTTGTGATTTTGGCTCAGGAGCCACAACATGGACTTTCGTTTTTCCAAATTCATAAGTCGCCGCATATTCTTCTTGTTGGCTCATGGTGTCACCTCTTGAAGTGCTTTTTATATGTTTATGCGACGAATCTGTTGGTACTGCCATGTTAGTTGATGGCATTTTCTCACCTACCTTCAATCCATTTTGTATAAGATTCTTGTACTTATATGCATCAAATTAAATCTTTTATATCACGACCAAGAATAGCGGCTAATCTAATTGCCTTTTCAAGATTTGGATTACTATAACCATTTTCCCAATTACTTATTGTAGATTTTGTAACTTGCATTCTATTTGCAATATCTTGCTGCGTTAACTTACTTTTTTTCCTAGCTTTAATTAATTTGATGTTTTTGTTCACCGTATCGCTCCTTGTATAAGTATTTTGTACTTTAATTATAAGTATAAGATTCTTGTACGTCAATACTTTTGTACAATTATCTTGTACAAAGTTTTACAATCTATCTATATAAGGTACAATATCTTTGTACTTTTTATTAACGGGAGGTGCTAAAAATGTTGAGACAAAGATTAAAAGAAACGCGTAAAACGCGTAAACTCACTCAACAAGAATTAGCCGATAAAGTAAATACCACTAAAGGAACCATTAGTAACTATGAGAATGGCCATAGCACTCCCTCAAACGAAATGCTAAAAGATTTAGCAAATGTTTTAGGAGTAACAACAGATTATTTATTAGGAAGAGAAGATGAATCAAGAGTATCCAATACGCTTCCTGATTTAAACAAAAAGGATACTCGTGATATCGCTCGTGACCTAGAAAAAACTTTAAAAGACTTAGAAAATAGCGAAGATGCTTTAATGTTTGACGGAGAACCAATAGACGATCATACCAAAGAAATGATTCGTATTTCTCTAGAAAACTCCATGCGTATGGCAAAGCAATTAGCAAAACAAAAATTCACTCCAAATAAGTATAAAAAAGATTGA